GGAGGATATGTTGATCATATTTTACGAGTAGTAGATTGTGCTCTTAAATTAAATGATGTTTGGGTTGAAATGGGAGTAGATACTTCTACATATACTAAAGAAGAATTAGTATTTGCTGCTTTAAATCATGATTTAGGTAAAATGGGTGATGAAGAACATGAATCATATATCCCCCAAACTGATCAATGGCGTAAAGATAAACTTGGTGAAGATTATACTTTTAATACTAAATTAGCATTTGCATCTGTACCTGATAGAGGTTTATATTTACTTCAACAACATGGTATTAAATATTCATTTAATGAAATGATTGCTATTCAAACGCATGATGGATTATATGATGAAGGTAATAAAAAGTATCTAATGGCATGGTCTCCAGAACAACGCCCCCGCACAGCATTACCTTTTATTATTCACCAAGCGGATTTAATGGCATCTCGTATTGAGTTTGAGCGTGAGTGGTTACCTAAATTTAAAAATGATACTCCTAAAAACTTTAAATTAGATACTACTTCTAAATCTACTCCTACAGAATCGAAAACACCTGTTAAAACTAAAGCTTTAGGAAATATTCAAAGTGAAAATTTAAAAAACATGCTTAATAATTTATGATCTCAACCATTACTATATCAATCTTAAGTTGTTTAGTTATCATTTTAGGATATACAACTTATAATCTTTTACTAAAGAATGAAAAAGCAGAAGATATTTTAGTTTCTTATAAGACATATATTGATCAATTTAGATCTCAAATAAAGGAAGCTAGTCAAAAAATTCAAAAGATTGATGAAAAAGGAATTTTTGATAGTGATGATGAAATAGGTTGGTTTTTTAAAGAAATCCAAAAAATTCAAAGTTCTTTAGATAAATTTAAACTAGACTAACTTATTATGACTCCTGTAAAAAAAGGAAAAAATTATTTTACCCAAGATACTGAATTAGCAATATTAGAATATAATAATTGTGAGGATTTTTCTCAACGAAGTCAAATCTATAATAAAAAAATCCATTATGCATTTTTTAAATTAACAGAAAATATTATTCATACATTTAAATTCTATTATACTGAGGTAAATAATCTTGAAGACCTACAACATGAAGTAATTACTTTCCTACTCTCCAAAATCCACTTATATAACCAGGATAAAGGTAAAGCTTATTCTTATTTTGGTACAATTGCTAAAAGATATTTAATTATATCTAATACCAAAAACTATAAGAGAAAAATAGATACTATTTCATTAACAGATATTGGTAATTCATCTAATGAAGGAGATGATTATATTGATTATAGTAAAAAATCTATTCATGATGAACCTCAAGGAGAAATTACTATATTTGATGAAGAGAAAAATATCCTCCCTGAAAAGGATGAATTAGCTAAATTTATGGATTTATATGTAGATTACTGTTCTAAAAACATATATAAATTCTTTCCTAAAGAAACAGATGCTCAAATTGCTGATGCTATATTAGAATTATTTAGGAAAAGAGATCATTTAACTATTTTTAATAAAAAAGCTCTTTACATTTATATTAGAGAAATTATAGATGCTAAAACTCCTAAAATTACTAAAATTGCTTTTCAATTATATGGTTTATTTAAAACTAAGTATGCTTTTTATTTAGAAAATGGGTATTTTGAATCTTAGTTTTTTCTATATTTATAAGAAAAAATATGGCTTCTTTAGATGAAATAATATTCGGTAAAAAAAGTTTTTCTAATCTTTTAGAAGAAATATATGATAACCAAAAGAAAAAAGAAAAACAAATATCTGCTTTAATTACTGAATTGAAACCACTTGTACAAAGTATAGGTGATGCTACTTTAATTGTTCCTTTAATCAAAGAATATCTAGAGATAGGTGTTAAAAACGATGAACAATTAATTAAAATGGCCACTATTATACAGAGAGCTCTTCAAACTTCAACCTCTACTGATAATTTTTCTATTACTGAAGAGGAAAAACAGCAACTTCTTAACCAAATTGACCAGCTAAAATCTGAAGGAAATGAATGATAGTTTTTTACAAAGCATATCCCAGAACCTAAATATAAAATCTCATAAAAAGAATAAAGGTTCTTTAAATTTATCTGCCGTTAGAGTAGTAGATGTTATCTTAACTCAAAAAGATATTGATAAATATCTTAATAGTACTTTATATAAAACTCTAAATCAAGAAGTAGTTATAGGAAGTGTAATATTTGGAGGAGTTAAAGCACCATTATATGATAAAAATGAACAAGGAGCCATAGGAGTAGCCCGCCCTGCTTTCCCTAATGTAAAATACCTCCCAGTTAAAAAAGAAATAATTTTTATTATAGATTTACCTACTTATGGTTTAGTAGATACTAATAATGCTGAAGCGAATACTAGTAACTCAACTTTTTATTATTTATTCCCTATAAGTATTTGGGATAATACTAATCATAATGCTTTACCTGAAGAAATATATATTCCTGAAACTCCTAATTCATTACGTTCTGATTATAACGCTGTGGCAGCTGGAAATCCTAATATAGTAAATACAGAATTTCATGATATAGATTTAGGATTAACATTTAAAGAAACTGATAAAGTCCAACATCTCCAACCATATGAAGGAGATATAATACATGAAGGTAGATGGGGAAATTCATTACGGTTTGGAAGTACAGTAATAGGAACAGATAATTCATGGTCTGATTCTCCTAATAATGGAGATCCTATTATTATTTTGAGAAATGGGTTTTATAACAATAATAAAAAATATTATGAAACTATAGTAGAGGATATAAACCAAGACCCCTCAAGTATATATTTAACCACTACCCAAAAACTTCCTATAAAAGCTTCTAGTAAACTTTATTCTTCATATAGACCAGATATTATCCCTACAAACCCTGAAGAATATATAGGTAATCAAATAGTTATTACTTCTAATAGGGTATTAATTAATAGTAAAGAAGATCATGTTTTATTAAGTGGTAAGAAATCTGTAGGATTAAGCTCAGATGATAGTATAAATATTGATGCTCAAACTGATTTTATAGTAAAGACTAATAAAGGTAAAATATTATTGGGAGATATGGATGAAACTAAAACCCAACCATTACTTTTAGGAGATAAAACAGTAGATTTAATATCTAATCTTCTTTTAGATTTACAAGATCTTTGTGGGCAACTATCATCATTAGCCAGCCTACCCCCCGGAACCCCATTTCTTCCATTGAATACAGTAGCTATCCAATTTAATATAAAACTTCAAAATTACCAATCACAGTTACCTTCCTTATTATCTCAAATAAGTAAAACTAAATAATATGGCACTAGATGATGAAACTAGAAAAATACTAGAAGAAAGAAATAAAAAAGCTCAAGAAAAGGCTTTAAAGGCTGCTGAACAAGCTAAAAAAATAGAAGAAACGGCTAAAAAAGCTGCAGCTGCAATTGAATTAGCTAAAGCAGCTATTGCTACTGTTAAAATACTTAAAGAAAATAGGAGAATTAGAAAAGCAAAAGGTAAAAAAGTACAACTTCCATCTGGTATAGGAGGAATAGTGTTATCTGTTGTTAAACAAATTATAATAAACCTAAATCTCCAAGAAAAAGCCATCCAGAGTATAATTGAAGCATTACAAAATGCATGTCCTGTTGATAAAGATGGAAAAACAGGAGAAGAGAGACTTCAAGGAATGATAGAGACTAATAATAAAAGAAAAGCCTCTCTCGCAGAAATAAATGAAAGCTTAAATAGTATTAATCAAGTTGGAGTTACATTAGATGTAATTTTAGGAGTTTTAGATACCTTAATAACAGTTTTAAGAAATCTTCCGCTCCCATTACCACCTGGTGTTCCATTAAGTGTAATTACTAAAACTGTAGATATAATAAGTTTTACTGATAAAAGTATAGATCAAGGTAAAGCTATTGTAGATGGAATTAAAGGAGCATTAGGAACAATTCAAGGAATAGTCCAATCTTTAATTGAAGACTTAGGTTTATTAGATCAAGCCTTTGAATTTTGTGCCTCTAAATATGCTGCTGATAAGGCTTCTACCCCTGAAGAAGCTCAAGAAATTATAGCTGGATTTTTAAATAATATTAAATCTTTAAATGAAACCCCTGAATCTGATAATAGTAATCCTAATACTCTAAAAGAAGATATTCAACTCCCCGTAGAATATAATGGGTTTTCTATTAATATAGAAAATGCTCCTTTAACAGATGTATTACAAAATATTCCTCGAAGAAGAGCAGTAGCTACTTCTATAACCAATTCCGGGGTTGTTATTATAGGAGATTATTCATTTAGTTCTAGTGTTCAAGTATTAATCGACACTATGAAATTTGCTATTAACAACTATTCAGGATAATATATTAAAAACTTAATTAACAAATATTTATAATCATATGAAAATCGACGGTTTAAAAAAATTAATCAAAGAAGCAGTACGTGAAGCTATTCAAGATGAATTAAAAGATATTTTACTTGAAGCAGTACGCACCCCTAAAACAATAGTAAAAGAAACATACACCCCAGCTTATCAACCATCAGCTGAAACTACAACTATTGAACCATCTCCATCAATAAATCATACTTTTAAACGTAATTTAAGAGACATGGTCAGTGGAGAATTTGGAACCATCTCAGCTACATCAGCTAATGCTCAACCAGCTTATACCCCACCACCAACAAGCACAGTAGGTGAAGGTACTAGCCTACCAGCAGGTGAAGTAAGCCTAAATCAAATAATGGGATTAATGAAATAATGGCTATAATAATTCAAAATAAATACCCAATTGATGTTTTAGGTTATAAAACAATAGGATTTTCTTTCCCAATGGATGAAGGAGCAGTATTTCCACCTACAACAGATGCTATTACTCAACTTAAATATAATTTAATTAATTATTTAATGACTGAGCCTGGGGAAATATATTTAAATACTAATTTTGGAGCAGGTTTACAAAATATAGTATTTGAACAAATAACTACCGAAAATTTAGAAATTTTAGATCAAGTCATTAGAGAAAAAATCTCTAATGCTTTCCCCCAAATTCAAGTCCAAAAACTAGATATTCTATCTTCCGCAGATATTAATCAAGTAAGAATAGTTATAACATATAACATTATAAATTTCGGCTCAGACCAAATAACATTAAATTTCTAATATGGCTTCAAATAACCCAACAATAAATTATTATGCAAGAGATTTTTCAACTCTTAAAAGTGCTCTTGCATCATATGCTCAAACATACTTCCCTGATACTTATAATGACTTTAGCCCATCATCTACAGGAATGTTGTTTATGAATATGGCTGCTTATGTTGGTGATATTCTTTCATTTTATTTAGATAATCAAATCCAGGAAACTTTCCTTCCATATGCCATTCAAACTGAAAATATATATGCATTAGCATATATGTTTGGGTATACTCCTAAAGTAGTATCTCCTGCATCTACTATAATAGATGTCTACCAACAAGTCCCAGCAATAATTAGTAATTCAATTGCTGTCCCTGATTATTCATACGGAATTACAGTTCCTGCGGGTGCATCAATAACCCCTTCTAATAATTCCTCAATTGTATTCTCAATTGCAAATAAAATAGACTTTACAGTAAGTAGCTCATCTTATCCTACAGATGTATCTGTATACCAAGTTTCAAATGGAGTTCCTACTTATTTTTTATTAAAAAAATCAGCTTTAGCATTAGAGGGTAATACTTTTACTAAAACATTTCAATTTGGAGCCCCAGTAGAATTCCCAACAATAACCATCCAGGATAATAGTATTACTAAAATAAATAGTTGTACTGATACTGATGGTAATCCTTGGTATGAGGTAAGTAATTTAGCTCAAGATTCTATATTTGATAATATAAATAATATTAACCCAAATGACCCTAATCTATACACAGATAATCCTGTTGTTCCTAACTTATTAAGATTAAAAACAGTAGAACGTAGATTTGCAACTAGATTTTTAAATCCTACTACTTTAGAGATTCAATTTGGTAATGGTGGAGTAAACAATACTACCGAAACCATTATCCCTAACCCAGATAATGTAGGATTAGGTCTTCCATACGAATCTACTAAATTAACTACTGCATTCTCTCCTACTAACTTTATTTTTTCTAATACTTATGGTATAGCTCCTTCTAATACTACTTTAACTATCTCATATAATAAATCAGTAGGATCTGCAGGGAATTTACCAGCAGGATCTTTAGTAAATATTAATAAAGCAGCAATACAATTTAAAACTACTTCATTGAATAGTACAGTTTCTAATTATGTTATAAATTCTGTTACTTGTACTAATCCTCAATCGGCAACTGGAGGAACTAATGGAGATACAATTAATGATATTAAACAAAATACTTTAGGAAATTACCAAAACCAACTAAGAACAGTTACCCCTGATGATTATCTAATTAGAGCATACAGTATGCCCAGTTCTTATGGTACTGTTAGTAAAGCATATGTCACCCCAGAAAAAATATCTAATCTAACCCCCTCAGAAATTCCTTCGGCTTTAAATTTATATATTTTAAGTGAAACAAGTATAGGAACTCTTACTACTGCTTCTTTAGCCTTAAAACAAAATTTACAAACATATTTATCTGCATATAGAAGTATAAATGATTCTATAAAGATAAAAGACGCATTTATTATTAATATTGGAGTTAAATTTGATATAGTTACTCGCCCAAATTATATAGGAGAAGCAGTAATAAATTTATGTGTTCAAAAACTAACCAGTTTATTAAACTCCAAAAACTACCAAATTAACCAAGCTATAATCCTCTCAGATCTTTATAGTGAGTTAGATAGAATAGAAGGAGTACAAACTGTTAAAAATATTGAAATATTTAACATTACTGGAGATGGTACTACTTATAGTAGTTATGCTTATGATGTTAAAGGAGCCACAATAAATGATGTAGTTTACCCTTCAATAGATCCTATGATATTTGAACTTAAATACCCTAACATTGATATAAAAGGAAGAATAGTACCATTCTAATATTTTACACACATGGCAGTATATAAATTATTCCCTACTAAAGACGCAACCATATACACCGCTTATCCTAATAAAAATACAGGATTAGATGAAATATTAGAAGCTTCTACAACAGCATTAGGTACTTATGGTCCCGATCCTCAAGTATCTAGAATTTTAATGCAATACTCTTCAACCGAAATTGCAGATATCATCAACAATAAAATTTCAGGTAGTACATTTAATGTATATTTAAATTTATACCAATCCCAAATCTCAGGATTATATGGAGATTCATCAGTAGAAGTTTATCCAATATATGGTTCATGGAACATGGGAACTGGAAAATATAGAGATAATCCTTCTACAGTAAATGGAGTCAGTTGGATATGGAGTGATTATTCAGGCTCAACTAAATGGCCTACTGGGAGCTTCCCAGCATATGTAACAGCTTCATTTGCTGGTTTATCAATTAATGGTGGGGGAACTTGGTATACTGGATCATCAAATGGATTGATTAGTGTAGTAACCCAATCATTCCCATATTACTCAAATTTAGATCTAAATTTAGATGTTACTAATATTGTAAATACATGGAATAGTGGAAGTATTCCTAATAATGGATTTATTATAAAACAACCTGCTTCTAAAGAAATTATAAACAATGAAGCAATTCAAACAGAACTTAAATATTTTTCAGTTGATACCCACACAATATACCCACCAAATTTAGAATTTAGATGGAGAGATTATATTTTCAATACTGGATCTTCTGAGACTACTATTATCAACACAGATCAATTTGCTATAAGTAATCCAAATAATGTAGGAATATTTTATAGTGGAAGTGTTCAACGTTTTAGACTTAATGTA